CCATCGTCAGACGGGTTCACTTTTTGGCGCTCTTGCGCTTGATCCGCTCCACCTGGTCCATGCTGAACAGGTAGGAGAGCTTTTTGTAATAATGCGGGGAACTCTCCGGCGCGTCCTTCCCGGCCTCCTCCGCCGCCTGGACCTCCGCCTTGCTGGGCTTGTCGGTGTACTTCCAGAGATCGGCGGTAAACAGGGCGTGCTCCCCCTTCTTCACGCTGTAGCCCCGGGACTTCCACTCCTGGAAGGTGTGGAAGGGCAGGTCCCCCTTGTAAGCCGTCAGAAGCTGGGAAAGCTGGTCCTCCGTGAATCCGTGGGCAAGGGCGGCGTTGTAGATGATCTGGCTGTTTGTCATGGCGTTGTGTCCTTTCCGGCCTGCGGCCTGTCGTGTGTGGTGGGTTTGGTTTCCCGTGACGCCCCAGACCGGAGCGTTTCGGCCCGTGACCAGCGGACCATCGTCAGACGGGTTAGTCCTCAATTCTATACATGCACTTTTCTTTGTGATCCCACATGTAGATCACCTTGCCGGAAGCGTCATAGACAATCTTGTCGTGATGCTCCGACAGTTCGCGGATTTTGCGGTTCCGGTGCTTGGCATTTTCGAGCTCGCGGATGACTGCCTTGCAATCATTCCGGCGGATAGCGTTACAGATGGCGACGGCGCTGTCTTTGTTCCAGCGTTTGAGCGCCCGGATACAATCGGCGCTGATGTTGGCCCGCATGGTGTACCCCTTGCCCTTGGTGGCGGCGCTGAACTCCATACCAACGGTTCCATTTTTCATTCGCTTCATGATGTGTGATCCTTTCCGGCCTGCTGGCCTGCCGTGGTGTTGATTTTTTTTGCGGGATGTGGTATCATGGGGGCGGTCAAGGGTAGGCTTGACCGTCCCTTTGGGGTTAGGCTCCCTGGCTTTGGAAATGGGCGGGGAGCCTATTTTTTATGCCTGGGTTTCTTTCGGGGGTTCGGTGCCGGTGATGTACTTGACGCACTCAAGGATCTCTTCTGCCGTGTGGCCGTGCGCCTTCAGCCAATCAGCAAGGCGGGTGACCTCTTTCGCGGTCATGCTCATCTCTTCGTCCATGTCCTTTCTACCTCCTACCAGGTGATTTTGCCCTTGCGGGCTGGGGTGGGACGTTTTTGGCACATCCCCCAGGGCCTTTCCTCCTTTCCTGCTGTCGCGCCGGTCTCCAACTGTACTTGCGCCCCCTTGGCCCGCTGCTGGGTATCGTCGCGGGCTTCTCCAGGGTTGCGTTCCTGCCGTGCCGGGATTCGGTTGTCAAGGTTCATCCAGGTTGACACGTTGCCGTGTTTCGCTGTGCCTGAATCATAGCACGTTGCCGTGCCGTTTGTCAAGCACGTTCCCGTGTTTTTCGCCGGTTCTCTGTTTTGCACAAACACGTTGACGTGTTTTTGTGCACTTTGACACGTTGCCGTGTCCGCCCCTTATATGGTAAGATAAAGCCACATAGGAGAGGGGGAGGTATTATGCCTGTATCAGAAACAAAACGCAGGAATAACGACAGCTATAACGCAAAATGTGACAGGATCGTGATCCAACCACGAAAAGAACGAGGGCAGGAAATCAGGGAAGCCGCTGCCGCCGCTGGGCAAAGTCTACAGGGGTATATCTTGCAGGCCATAGTGGAGCGGATGGAGCGAGAAAAAACCACCTGATTTCAAAAGTACGGAGAAAACGCCGGAAAGATCGCTCAAAACATGGGCGGTTTTCCCGGCGTTTTTTTTCGTGCAAAAAATCCCGTGCAAAAATCCGCTCTGCAATAGCAGGACCGGCAGACAGCTCCCCCAACAGCCCCCCGCCATAGTTACCAGCAGAGCCGCCGGAACAGGGCCGGGGGAGTGATCCGCCGGGAATGGGCGCGAGCTTCCCGGCAGGGGCACGGCAGATCATCGGCGCGGCGGGGCCGGGGCCATGCAGGAACCGCCGCCGCCCTTGCATGACCGCCGCGCCAAGGATATTTACACGCACGGGATTAAGTCTATAGCCAGTCTATCAACGGCCCCCCTATAGTCCCCCCAGAGCCATGCAAGCCGCCTCCTACAATCCTGCAAAATCGCCGCAAAACAGGAGAGCGCAGGCAGCCCACCAGATCACCAGCACCGGCAGAGCCAGCACCAGCCGCAGAGCAGAGCACCAGGACAGGCTACAGACCGATACCACACAGCCACAGCCAGCACCAACAGCGAGGCCAACCACCAACACCGCAGGCAGTCAAGACCGCTACGCCGCCCCGGCGGCCACCCCGACGACCGGCCCGCAATCCCCAACCGGCCCGCCCCGGAGGGCCGTAGGTACTCCCGGCGGGCGTAGTAAAGACTGCGGGTTCGGAAGCGCAAGAGTTTTTTAGGTATGAGCAATTTTTTTCGACTTCTTGGGGAAGTAGCCTCAAAAAAGGAGGGGGGGATCAAAAAACGGAGACGGGCAGATAGAGGTGGGGTGCAAAAAAATTTTTTTGAAGTGGCCAACTATGGCAAGTTTTATGTGGTATAGTGGTACCGTGAATAATAGCCCGAGGCGGAAACGCTGCGGGCTTTTGCTTTGTCTGGAGGTGGGCGCTTTGAAGCGGAGCGGGATGCGCGACACCGCAAAGGCTGAATACGTTGCCCGCCGGAGTAGAGGCGAAGAGGTAAACCTGCGGGAGCTGGCTGATGAGCTTGGCGTAAACTACAAGACCTTGCGGGATTGGAAGCGGAAGGACAACTGGTGCGAAGCTGTGCCGCCCAGGAAACGGGGCGGACAGCCGGGGAATCAGAACAGCAAGGGAAAAAAGAACGCCGCGGGCAGTCACAAGGGCGCGCCGAACGGAAATAAGAACGCGGAAAAAGACGGAGCGTACAGCGCCGTCTTTTTTGACATGCTGTCGGCGGACGAAAAAGAGTTCGTGAAGAAAGCGCCGGTGGGGAGCCGGGAGGCGCTGGAACATGAAATGCAGATTCTGAAATTCCGGGAGCATAAAATCCTCACCAAAATTTCGGAGTATGAGAACGCGCCGCAGGATGCTCTTTATATCAGCAGTGTGCTGGATATGCGAAAGCCTGGGGGACGGAGCGGCAAGAAGCAGGACGGCCTGAACCAGGAGATCGGGATGTACAGCAAGGACAGCGCCTTTGCACGCGTGCTGAAATTGCAGGAGGCGCTGTACAAGGTCCAGGGCCGTATCGCAAAAGTGGCGGACAGCCTGCGGATGATGGAGGAGTTCGGCGTAAAGATCAAGCTGGAGCGGGAGCGGCTGGAAATCCTGCGGGTGCGGGCAACGGGGATGGTGGACGCCCCCGACGGCGAGGACGGACCGGACGACCTTGGGGAGATCGAGCTGGAGGACGTGACGGAGGGGCTTTGATGTTTGGACAGACAAAAAAGAAGAGCGTCCTCCTTCCGTCAATCCGCATACCAGTGCCAAGGGCCGCTAGGACGGACGGCGTGGAAACGCTCCTGAGATTTATCGAAAAATGCGCGGGCCGCCGTTTGGAGAACTGGGAGGCGGAAGCGGTGGCGGCGCTGGCTAAGGCGGTGAAAGAGGATGAAGCTATGCACGGATAAGGTCGTGGCGGACTGGCTGGCACTGACGCCGCGGAGGGTGCGTCAGCTCCGGGACGAGGGCGTGATCCAGGAGAAAGCGCCGGGGCTCTATGACCTGCGAAGGACCGTCACCCGGTATGTCCTCTATGTCCGTAAGGGGAACCGGGCGGACCTGAACGACGAGCGGGCTCTGCTGACCAGAGCCAAGCGGGTAGCGGCGGACATGGAGAACAAGGTCCGCCGGGGAACGCTCCACAGCTCGGAGGAAATCGAACAGGGTATCAAGACCGTGTGCCTAAATATCCGAAGCCGCTTCCTGACCCTGCCCGCGAAGCTGGCACCAAAGCTGGCGGAAATGGACGGCAATCAGGCCGCTATCTTTGACGAGTTGAACCAGGCCATGAAAGAAGCTCTGGAGGAGCTGAGCCGCTTCAACATTGCCATGGCGGTACAGGAGGGCGGGGACGATGAGGAAGGAACAGAATCCTTGTAAGGGGTGCCTTTGGCAGGTGCGCGTCAGTGAGGGGAGAATTTTCTGCCCGTTCCACCGATGCGTAAAGGGAAGAACCAAGACTGAACAGGAGAGAAAGTGGATTGAACAGCATGGAGGAGGACCTGTTAAGGCTGGAAATGGACCAAACGCTGAAACAGGCGGAGGAAGCTCTTGACCAGATACGAAAAGACAACGGGCAGGCGGAGGCAAGCGGACTTTGCAACGACGTAGTTAAGCTCGCGCCGCAGACGGCGGACCTGTTCGCCCGGTGCCTGTCCGTCCTGAAACCGCCGCCTGAGCTGACCTTATCTCAGTGGGCCGATATGTACCGGGTCCTCTCGGCGGAGAGCAGCGCAGCGCCTGGGCGCTGGCACACGGACAACGCCCCATACCAGCGGGAGATCATGGACGCTATGGGAGACCCCCATGTGCGAAAGGTGGTCATCATGACCGCCGCACAGATCGGGAAAACGGCTATGCTCATGAACCTGCTGGGCTATTACATGCACTACTATCCCGCCCCGGTCCTGGTGATCCAGCCGACCTTGGATATGGCCCAGGCGTTCAGCAAGGATTTTCTCGCGCCCATGCTGAGGGATACGCCGGCCCTGCGGGGGCTGGTGGACACCAAAAGCCGTTACTCCGGCAACACCATCCTGAAGAAAAACTTCCCCGGCGGACATGTCACCATCATTGGGGCCAACAGCGCAGCGGGCCTGCGTATGCGCCCGATCAAGGTGATCCTGGCTGACGAGGTGGACGCCTACCCGCCCAGCGCCGGAACGGAGGGCGACCCCCTCCTGCTGGCCCAGAAACGGCAGACGACCTTCTGGGACAAGAAGACCATCATCGTCTCCACACCCACCATCAAGGGACACAGCCGCATCGAGACGGAGTTCCTGAAAAGCACCCAGGAGGAGTGGACGGTGCCCTGTCCCGGGTGCGGCCACTATCAACCGCTGGTATGGCGCGGGATCAAATACGACAAGGACGATCTCTCACGCCCGATCCTGTACGAGTGCGAGAGGTGCGGGGAGACGTTTGGGGAATACGAGTGGAAGAACCAGGGGAAAAAGGGGAGGTTCCGGGCGGAAAATCCGGGCGCGGAGGCGCGGGGTTTCCACCTGAACACGCTGTCCTCTAGCTTCTGCGGCTGGAAGGACGTGGTGGAGAAGTTCGTCCTGGCTGACGAACAGCGCAAGCAGGGCGACCTGGAAAAACTGAAGACCTGGACGAATACCGAGCTGGGGGAGACCTGGGAGGAGCCGGGGACCAGGATCGACGGCATGGAGCTCTTCAACCGCCGGGAAATCTACGAGGCCGAGGTACCGGAGGGCGTGATCGTATTGACCGCCGGTGTGGACGTGCAGAAAGACCGCTTCGAGGTGGAGGTGGTCGGCTGGGGCGCTGGCAAGGAGAGCTGGGGCATCCGCTATACCAAAATTTGGGGCGACGTGCTGAAGGAGCAGGCGTGGGAGGACCTGGACCGCTCCCTCCTCTCCCCATTCTACAAGAAGGACGGGACGGCGCTGTACATCGCCTGTACCTGCATCGACAGCGGCTACCAGTCCAACGCGGTGTGCTCCTTCGCCAAGGAGCGGACGTTCCGGCGGGTGTTCGCCGTGAAGGGCAAGGGCGGCATGGGCGTGCCCTACATCCCCAAGGAGACCAGGAGCAACCGGGAGGGCGCGCCGCTGTTCACCTTGGGCGTGGATGCCGGGAAGACCCTGCTGTTCCAGCGGCTGAAGGTCCCGGAGCCGGGGCCGAATTACTGCCACTTCCCCCTGAACGAGGAGGCGGGCTATAACGAGGACTACTTCACCGGCCTGACTGCCGAGCAGCAGGTGAACCACTGGCGCAAGGGCGTGCTGGTGAGCGCATGGGTGCCTCGGGAGGGAAACGAGTTCAAGCGCAACGAGCCCCTGGACCTGCGGGACTACGCGCAGGCCGCTATGGAAATCCTGGGGCCGGACATTCTGAAAGCGCCGGCGCCGGAGGAGAAAGTGGAGAAGCAAAAGCGCAGGGCCACCCGGCGGCGGGGTGGATTCAGCGGGATTTGACGAGGAGGACCGCCAATGGCAATTTTCAGCAAAGAAATCTGCAAGGAAAAATTGAAGACCTGGATGGCGGCGGAGGATGCCATTGCCACCGGGCAGAGCTATCAGATTGGTACCCGTATGTTGACCCGGGCGAGCCTCAAGCAGGTG